ACCTCCGTGCTATGCACGGTGCGTTGTCAGCGTTTTGCGCTTGCATGCGCTACACGCGTCGTCCAACGCGGAGGGATTCTTCCACATTACCATGTGTCACTCCCCCTATGGAGGGTTCCACCCCGCCCACACGGAAATAGGTTAACCATACCTATAGTACGGGTGAGCGGGTCCTCCTAGGGCCCCCCCGGCAGGTCGAGGGAGCTGAAATTCGTGAATCCGTGAGTACACGGAAATCGCGGCTTGAACGTCATACGTGACCTTCGGAGCCGAAATTTGGGCGTGCCCCACGAAGGAAGGCGGGGGCGGTGTTGGGCCGCCGCCCCCTTTATCCCACGGTCTGATAGGATGCTTGCGAGGGCACCTGCCGGTCTCGTAGACCATAGGACATGGGCAACAAATCTAAAAACCAAAAACCACAACCCCAAAGAGGACCACGGAATAGGGTGAAGGGCCAGTCGCGGTCTGGTCCCGTAGTATTCCCGTCCGGCGCTGTTCTCGTAGGGGGGAGGTACATCCCCCCTCCCAAGAAGGCCATCCGCGGGCCTCGTAGAGGTTTGGTGCAGGCTCCCAAGTCATCGGAGCGAACTGCCCCCCGGAAAAGGCGCCAACCTCCGCCACAAACCGACAGCTCGTGGCGTAAGTACTTTCCCAAATTCTGGGGGGACAAGGGATACCCATGGCCTTACGTTGACCCCGTCCTTCAGTGGGGAGCATGGGGATCCTCCCCTGGTGCTTATCGTACCAGGTGGGGTCCCCGTGACCCCCGACACAGGTCGCGCAACCTGGGCCGGGTCATTGACACTCTCACTTGTGGGGTTGCCGATCTTGCTGGGTATGTCCCAGTGCTAGGCGCTCCCGCGGGTGCTTTGTGCCGTGGCGCGGCTCATCTTGTACGATTTGTTGAGGACGGAGCTAACTTTATTACTGGCAACATCCCAGGCATGGGCTTCTCTATCTTTCTCTTAGCTCTCTTTTCCGCCGTATCTTTTGGTGAGGCATCTGTTGTGCGGAACGGAGGCCACGTTGTCAGCAACGATTGTAACAGGTCGCAGATTCTTTGGGCTGCATCCGACTGGGCTATCCACGAAGTGGGATGCGTTCCCTGCGTGGACAGTACTTGCTGGGTGCCGCTCACTTCTAGCATTTCTGTTAGGAATGAGTCTGTGATTGTTAGTGGTCTCGGATCGCATATAGATGTCCTTGCCGCTATGGCTTCTGTTTGCTCTACTCTAGGAATTGGCGAAGCTTGTGGTACTGCAACTTTAACTTACATCACTTTCTTGTCTCGTTTCTTTATGGGACTTAACTTGACTGGTGACTGTGAATGCTTTCTCTACCCTGGCGCCATTTCCACTTTTGAGTTTACTATGAGAGCTTTACAATCTATGATGCCTAATTTGTCCGGGTTCGTTTCCATGCTCAGCGGAGTACCAAATACTCTGTTCACCATTTTTACGAACGGGCATTGGGGCGTTATTCTTGCTCTTTGTCTTTATGGCACAACTAATAATTACTTTAAATTATGCTTATTACTCTTGGCTTATTCTGGCTTAGTTTCTTGTACTGATAATTACATCAATGTCTCCCTATCCTGTAACTTTACTGTTAAGCAGATGTGGGGTTGGACGTTCTTCCCAAAGTGGGCATTGCTGAATGGCCAGAGGCTTAACTGCACCGAGGGTTCACCATACAACCCGAAGTGCAAAGGACCTATGGACTTCAACATCACGACCGACCCGGTTGTGTTCCACAGCGGGAGACGTTCACACCCACCCTGTCCTTATCATGTATCTAGGCCTTGCTCAGTTCTTAATGCCTCCAGAGTCTGTGGCAAACCCACCTGTTTCGGTCCTGCGCCGATTGAGGTGGGCGTCACTGACAGGGATGGTAATATGGCTTCTTGGAATGATACCGGCCAATTCTACTTTGATCTTCGGTCCCCCCACCGGCCACCTCGTGGACGGTGGTATGGGTGCGTTTGGCTTAATTCTACCGGTTGGGTTAAACAGTGTGGCGCTCCGCCTTGCAACATGAGACTCATGTCCAATAAGAGCAAAACATTTGTCTGCCCGTCCGACTGCTTTAGGCAAAACCCCAAGGCTACTTACCAACTCTGTGGCCAAGGACCGTGGATCACATATAATTGTCTGATTGATTACACTGACAGATACCTTCACTTTCCATGCACTGAAAATTTCACAGTCTACCCTGTCCGCATGATTCTCGGAGACGGCGCTAGAGATGTTCGTGTGGCGTGTAAGTTTAATAGGTCTGTCAGCTGCAGGACTGAAGACAGGTTGAGAGCGAGTATCGTCTCCCTACTCTACAGTGTGACTACTGCGGCTGTCCCACCTTGTCACTTTTCCCCACTACCTGCCTTCACTACTGGTCTAATTCACTTGGATCGTAATCTGAGTGATGTTCAGTATGTTTGGGCAATGACTCCTAGCGCTGTCAACCTTTTCTTGAGGCTTGAGTGGGCTGTCTTTTTCTTGCTTTTGCTTATGGATGCTAAGGTCTGTGCAATTCTCTGGTTCTGCTTGTGCTTAGCCTTGCAAGCTGAAGCTTATCTTTCTGATACTATGAGACTTATAGCTCTGTCTTACATTGCTGATGATTCTCTGCTTTGGGCTTTGGTCTTTTACTGTGTAATTTACTTTACCCCAAGTAGAGTTCCTCCTTTTTGTGTTTTTGTATATTACTGGAAATTTGCTTTAGCTTTTATGGTTTTGGCTTTACCACATCGTGCTTGGGCCTTTGACAATGCTAGTGCTGTTACTGCTGCCTTTAGCATGGCTCTATTTTGTTTGTACATTACTTGCTTGTCTTGCTATAAAAGGCTTTTCATGCTGGTGAAGTGGTGGTTGGAATATTGGGATGTTAGGGTCGAATGCGCCTGGCGCTACCTCGGCCCTAGGGTGAATCCGAGAGATGAAAAACTTGCTTTTGCGCTGATTTTTACATTCTTTTACCCTTCCCTCTTTCGCTGTATATACTTGCCTTTAGCAGTGGTGTGTGGGTCTTTTTCCATGATCAATAAGCGTGTCCAGAAGATAACTTATCTTCGACGCGCTGAGGTCTTGATTAAAATTCTGACCTTCTGCAGGGACTTTTATGGTAGCAAGTGGGTGCAATGGTGTGTTCTTTGGGTAGCTTCTTATTTTGGTACTTTCCTTTATAATCATCTTACCCCTATTGACACTTGGGCCGCCCCCGGGTTGAGAGACCTCATGCATTCCTTGGAGCCCATTACTCTCTCTCCTATGGAGAGGAAGGTAGTTAAGTGGGGTGCGAGGAAAGTTGCCTGTGGCGACATCCTCCATGGCTTGCCTGTTTCAGCTCGGCTTGGCAGAGAAATTTGCCTAGGCCCCGCCGACAAACTTAGCAGTAAGGGGTGGAGGCTTTTATCACCAATTACCGCAACCGTCACAAAGACGCGCGGCATCCCCTCTGCTATAGTCTGTTGTCTTACAGGCAGGGACAAGTACCCCCATAGGGGTCACTGTTACATCTTGACCTCACTAACTAAAACCTTTATGGGCACTGTCTGTAAAGGCGTGCTTTGGTCCGTTCATCACGGTGGCGGCACAGCTACTCTTGCTTCTGATAAATCATCCCTGCTACAAGTGTTGTGTTCTCCTGGTGACGATCTGGTGGCTTGGCCTGCCCCGGCCGGTTCTAAATCATTTCAGCCCTGCACTTGCGGCTCGGCTGACGTGTTTTTGGTTACTAGGACGGGTCAGGTCGTTCCTGCCAGAAAGACTTCCGAGAAGGATGCTTCACTTATTTCTCCCTTACCCATCTCATCACTTAAAGGTAGTTCAGGTGGCCCGGTCCTTTGTAAGGATGGGGATCTTGTAGGTATTTTCTGTTCTGCTTCTGTTACCCGCGGGGTTGCCAAGCGCATACATTTCGCAGACATGCGAACTCGTAGCGTTTCGTCTTGCCCCCCGAAGTATACAGACTTAGACACTCCTCCTGCTGTTCCCTCTTCTTATCAGGTTTCTTTCCTTCATGCACCCACTGGTAGCGGCAAGTCCACCAAAATGCCGTTATCATATGTGGAGTTGGGCTATCATGTGCTAGTTCTCAATCCATCTGTAGCATCAACACTCAGTTTCGGGCCTTATATGGATAAAACTTACGGTGAGTGCCCTAACATCAGGACGGGTGCTAGTTGCAAGACAACGGGCTCAAAGTTAACTTATTCCACCTATGGGAAATTCTTGGCAGACGGCGGCGTCTCTGCGGGTGCTTATGACATTATTATCTGTGATGAGTGCCACAGCACAGATTCCACCTCTGTCTTAGGAATAGGATCTGTCCTTGACGGGGCAGAGTCCAAAGGTGTTAAGCTTGTTGTTCTTGCCACTGCCACTCCGCCTGGCTCTCAAACCGTTCCTCATCCTAACATCGATGAAGAGGCCCTTACACAGAGTGGGGACATCCCCTTCTATGGGAAAATGCTGAAATCGTCCATGCTCCTTAGTGGGAGGCACCTTATCTTCTGTCATTCAAAGAAGAAATGCGAGGAAGTCGCATTGCTTTTGCGAAAGGCAGGAGCTAATGCTGTCACCTACTATCGGGGCTTGGATGTCTCAGTCATACCCAATGAGGGGAATGTCGTTGTGGTCGCCACGGATGCCTTGATGACAGGGTATTCTGGCAACTTCGACACCGTCACTGACTGCAACACTGCTGTAGAGCTAGACATTGAGTTCTCTTTAGACCCTACTTTCACTATGGTTACTACTCCTAAACCATCTGACGCCGTCTGTCGCACGCAACGCAGGGGGAGGACTGGCAGGGGCCGGAGGGGTACTTACTATTATGTCAATAGTGGTGAGCGCCCTTCTGGAGTCCTGTCTTCCTCCGTTCTGTGTGAGTGTTACGATAGCGGCTTGGCTTGGTTTGGCTTGAGCCCGTCTCAGGTCACTGTCTTGCTGCAAGCCTATCTTAAGCAACCTGGACTTCCTACCGGACTTGACCATACTGAATTTTGGGAGAGCGTCTTCATAGGGTTACCTACTGTTGATGCTTTCTTCCTGTCTCAATTGAAACAACAAGGAGTCACATTCCCTTATCTGACTGCCATCCAAGCAACTGTATGCTTAAATGCCCAGGCTAAAGCTCCCAGCAAAGATGAACGCTGGAAGGTGCTGTCTCGGTATATTACAACTAACCGAACTCCTACACCTTTGCTGTATAGGCTTGAGGATACTCATGATGACCTCACTTTTACACACCCGGTAACTAAATACATCCAAGCCTGCATGGAGGCTGAGATAGATACCCAAACCAACGCTTGGGTTATTGCGGGTGGTTGTGTCGCAGCTCTGGTTGCTGTCGCCGCCTTGACCGGCAGCGTCGCTATCATAGCTGAGGTGCATGTAAATGAGAGGGTCGTGGTTGTTCCTCATAAAGGTGTCCTATATGCTGATTTTGACGAGTTGGAGGAATGTTTTGACCATCATCAATACATTCAGCAAGGTTACGAATGGGCGTCGCGAGCTGCGCAAAAGATCCGCGAAGTCGCGTCATCCATCGATCCTCCTACTGGTCAAGCACAACCAGTGCTATCAGCTATAGAGAAGTTTTGGAATCAGCACATGTGGAACATTTTATCAGGTGTACAGTATTTAGCAGGGCTCACAACACTCCCTTACAATCCATCTGTGGCTTGTCTCATGGGATTTGTTTCTGGTCTCACTACAGGATTGCCCAGACCAGCTATGGCTTTCCTCACCATTCTAGGCGGGTGGGCTGCGAGCATGGTGGCCCCTCCTCAGGCAGCATCCACATTCGTCGGTGCTGGACTGGCTGGTATCGCTATCGGTGCCGTCGGTTTCACTGACGTAATCGTGGGTCTGCTTGCAGGGTACGGGGCTGGCGTTGCCGGAGCCCTCACCGCTTTCAAGATCTTAAGTGGTGTTACTCCAAGTGGTGAAGACCTCATCAATCTTTTGCCATCTTTGCTCAACCCTGGCGCCCTTGCTGTTGGTGTGGGTGCTGCCTTTATCCTGAAAAGGTATACTGGCGGCAGTGAAGGGCTTGTCGCGTGGGTCAACAGACTCATCGCGTTTTGCTCTCGGGGGAACCATGTCTCCCCAGATCACTATGTCCAGCAGCAGCAGGTCGTCAAGGACGTCATTGCCTGCCTTGAATCCTTAACTCTTACTAGATTGGTCAAAACCATTCATAATTTTGTTACAAGTGAAAATGATCAAAATTGTGATTTTACTGCCATTTACTTCTTTATTCAATGGTTAATGAAAGCCCTTTATGATTGCTTCACTTGGGCAAAGGGAATTATTCTTCCTCACCTCCCGGGACTTCCAATCATATCGTGTGACTATGGCTACTCTGGCCGTTGGGCCGGAGATGGCATTATCACAACGCGGTGTGGTTGTGGAAATATGATCACCGGGTGTGTGAGAAATGAAAGAATTAGGATCACAGGCTCGCGGAAGTGCCGTAATCTTTGGCTCAACACCTTCCCAATTAATTCGACGACCACTGGTGGACCTCGGCCGAATCCTTATGACACCTGGAAAACAGCCGTCTTAAGAATCACCTCCACCGAGTATGTCGAGTTTAAGAGGGAGGGAAATGCAGTCAGAGTCATCGGCGCTACCGCAGACAAATTGCGCATTCCCTGCCAAGTACCTGAACCTGATTTAATGACATTCATAGATGGGGTCAGAATTCATCGGCTGGCTCCGTCTCCAAAACCTATGTTGCGCGACGAGGTGGTGGTCTTAATTGGCAATCACACCTACCCAGTCGGCGCGACGCTTCCTTGCACTCCAGAACCAGATGTAGACACTGTATCTTCTTTACTTACTGATCCAGGACATGTCACTGCAGAGACTGCAGCCCGACGGCTCAGGAGAGGACGAACCGTTGACGTCGAGTCCTCGAGCGGCTCTGAGCTGTCAGCAGTTTCGCGGGGCGCTGCCTCTCGTGTGTCAGAAGAGCACGAGATGGCTGGCGGCCCTGTGAGACCGTTGACTGGCGAGGATGAGCTGGCGTGGATAAGATCGTTTTACGGACGTTCTGTTACGATTGAAGTCGATGACAAAGTTATCAACTTCGATTCATGGACCATCAATTCTGGGTCAGAGGGAGAGCACTCTCGAGAATCAGTCGACGCTCCAGACGACGATCGGGTGGTGGTGGCTGAACCACCTCCACCTCCCGGTCCAGCATGGATGCGAAAAGACTACGTCCCAGCTCTCGTTTCCGGGTGTCCCATCAAGCCCGGTAGTGCTACTCCTGAACCCAGTGAGCCTTCGGCCACGGAATCTGCCCCTGTGGAAGAGCCAGAGGAGCCTAAGGTAGACGAGAAGGGTGAGGAAACAGACCCTGACATGCCTCCTCTCGAAGGTGAAGAACCTGAAGAAGACGACGACAGTCAGTGGGAGACTACGTCTGACAAGGCGGAGTCGTGCTCCTTGTCCTACTCGTGGACTGGTGCACTCGTCACGGCAACACGCCGCGAGGAGAAACGCCACCCTATAGGCCCTCTGTCCAACACTCTTATCACCAGGCATAATCTCGTCTATCAGACCACAACAGCGTCAGCTAGTGCGAGAATGGCCAAAGTGACAATTGATAGAGAACAAGTCTTAGACAAACATTACTTTGACACTGTTACCCAAGTCAAAAACAGGGCCAGAGAGGTGACGGCTAACCTGCTATCCTGGGATGAGGTGGCCCGCCTAACGCCAAAAAACACAGCTCGGGCTAAGTCGGGTCTATCCGGATCCGATGTGCGAAAGCTGACTCGAGCAGCTAGGCGGGAACTGAATTCCACGTGGCAGGATCTGTTGTCGTCCTCTGATGAGCCCATCCCCACAACAGTCATGGCTAAGAATGAGGTGTTCGTATCGTCGCCGACCGCTCGGAAGCCGGCCAGGTTGATCGTTTACCCCGATTTGCCTGTGCGGGCTTGCGAAAAGAGAGCGATGTACGACCTCTTCCAAAAATTACCTTATGCCGTTATGGGGAAGGCCTATGGATTCCAATACACTCCCCGTCAACGTGTCTCCAGATTACTGGACATGTGGCGGACTTTTAAGAACCCTATGGGCTTTTCCTATGACACCAAATGCTTTGACTCGACGGTCACTCCTCATGACATAGATACTGAGAGGGATATTTTCCTTAGTGCCAACCTTCCTGATGAAGCCCAGATTGTCATCAAGAACTTAACGTCTAGGCTTTACAGAGGGTCCCCTATGTACAACTCGCGTGGGGATCTTGTTGGGAGAAGAGAATGCCGTGCTTCTGGGGTTTTCCCCACGAGCATGGGCAACACTCTCACTAATTACATCAAAGCAACAGCCGCTGCTAAGGCAGCTGGCTTTGCTGACCCTCAGTTTCTTATCTGTGGAGATGATCTTGTTTGTGTCACCTCCAGTAAAGGCGTTGAGGAAGATGAGCAGGCATTACGTGACTTCACTAATGCCATGACGAAGTACTCCGCCATACCTGGAGATCTCCCCAAACCATACTATGACTTGGAGCAGATAACATCTTGTTCCTCTAATGTAACTGTTGCCCAAGACAGGAATGGGCGACCTTATTATTTCCTCACTCGCGATCCGACAACACCACTTGCTCGGGCGAGTTGGGAGACAATTAGTCACAGTCCTGTAAATAGCTGGTTAGGGAACATAATTGCCTTTGCTCCTACTTTGTGGGTTAGGCTCGTTTTCCTCACTCATTTCTTTGGCCTACTGCTTCAGCAAGATGCGGTGGACCAGAATTATGAGTTTGAGATGTACGGGTCTACCTACTCTGTCAATCCTCTTGACTTGCCGGCAATAATTTATAAGCTCCATGGCCCTGAGGCCTTTGATCTTACTAATTATTCTCCTTACGAGGTCCAGAGAGTGGCTGCTGCGCTTCAGAAGTTGGGGTCACCACCTCTTCGAGCTTGGAAACGTAGAGCTAAACTCGTTCGTTCTAAGCTTAAAGTACGTGGTGGTCGCTACTCTGTTGTTGCGGACTACCTCTTTGGCTTCGCTTCTGCTTACCGACCGAAGAGACCTGCGCCTCCCGGCGTAAACTCGATTGACGTTTCCGGTTGGTTCTCCATTGGGGATGACTCCATTGGGGATATCTACCGACGACTGCCGATCGTTGCTGGGAGGTGGATTCCTCTTCTTCTCTTGCTTCCTTTACTGGCTGCAATTCTTTACTTCAATAAATAAAAAAAAAAAGAAAATAATTAAAATTCTTTAGACTTCCTTTCCCCTTCCCCTTTTTCCCGTTTAGGTTACTTCCTATGGAAGAACAGGAGGGTGGGTGTATGGGAGCCCTGTTTGGCCCCTATGGGGCCAAGTTG